CTGACCCGCGCCCATCGCTAGCTCGTCCTGATGCTTTATCAGCCTAACAGCCTCATCGCCACTACCAGTATGACAATGTACAGTAACAAAACAATCGTCACCCCACACATGCTGGCGAGTATGAGTGTACCCCGTCGCCTTTGAAATGTAGTCGAGCATCGCATATGTAACTACGGTGTTATCGCTACCAGTAGTTAGTGCACCTGATGGCTGCGTGTCAGCGAACAACAGTTGGCTCGGAGCACCAGTTACACCCACGTGATACACACCATCATCCCACGTACTCATGACGTTCTTAAATACGTCAAGGAATGATACCCCAAACCTACGATAGTAACCATCATAGCTAATGGGCGCGTCACCGAGTACTTCCTCCATCACAGATATCCAGTTGGCTCTATGCTCCGGACCAATGTGTTGATCTAGAGATGAAGCGTCAATGGCAGCGCATAGCAGTCTGTCATCTCTTGAAAGGGTGATAGAGGTGTTGATGTAGTGAATAGCGTCAGCGACAGGTATCCCGATTTTCTGCTCAATGTCGAACCCCTTCTCACTACTCTTCATCTTAGACTTCAGTGCAGTATAGATAGATCTTAGCACCACTTGTTGAGGGTATGGAAGGTTATAGACGTATCGCAGCACACGCGCGGGCACAGATCTAAGTCCTAAGGGAAACGGGTCTGAAGGCGACGGTTTATGCATGAGCGTAGCTTCACTAAGCACGTACGGAGCAATAAAGTAAACCATATCTTTCCTATTACTGGTGAACCGCTCGAGTTTGGTTTCACCAGCCAGTCGGGTATCCCCTAAAACATCACGTCTAGTAACTCTGACAGCAACGCTGTTGTTACCGGCTGAGGTCGCCATGGCGCTAGTGCGAATCGCGCTGTTTATCTCATCCGCGGATGGGGGGCGTAGGTCACTTAATAATTCCCTAAACACTGCTTTCTCATACTCATCTACCGCGCGCCCAGATCCGTCTGACACTATACCCTCAACTATTTCGCGCTGAGCTCTCGACTTATACCCCTTTACGGGGAGGCTGCCAATGCATGAACGGCTGTACCCCTCAAGCACACCAGGGTGTGACAAGTGCGTGATGACATCGATGAAGACCGAGCCCATGGAGGCAATTGACGTCCGTTGACGGTTGGCTGCGCTACCATCAAACCAGCTGTACAATCCGCGAATAGCTGAGTCCATCTCAGGTATTTCACGAGCGAGAGCGTCTACAATTGCGTCCTCACTAGCGTCACATCCCTTGGAAGCTGCTAGAATGGATATCAGATATTGATCG